TTCGGAAGTAAGCGGATGAGCGACTACGCAATCCTGGCCAAACAGCTAGGATTGGAACCAACACCAGATGTTCTCTGGCAAGTCACACCGTGGACCTGGGCCGTTGATTGGTTCTCCAATGCGGGAGATGTTATCTCGAATTGGAGCGCCTTTCATATCGACGGTCTGGTAATGCGCTGGGGGTATCAGATGGAACATTCCATCATTAGAGATACCTACAGCCTGGTTGGCGCCCGAGATGTCTCGGGAGATGCTCAACCAGTTTCAGACGTCACTTTCGTCACTGAGACGAAGGTGCGTGTGAAAGCGACCCCTTATGGATTCGGCATTGACCTTGGAGGACTTAGTCCCTTCAGGTTGTCGATCCTTGCTGCTCTGGGTCTCTCCCGGAGTTAGCTCACGCAGTTATCTGTGAACCAAACACCAATTAGGAGCATTGCCATATGTCGTTTTCCGATCCGCAGTCAGTGACCTATCCGGCGCCTATCTCGGCGACCGTTTCCCTCCCGCGCACAAGCTCGGGAGACGGAAAGTCGACTTACCAGTCGAACGATGGGTTGCACCGCCTTACCGCTTCCAGCCTCTACAAGGGGCGGACGCGGCGGCTTCTGCGACTCGACTACACCAAGATCTCAGCGGACGTGTTCCTCCCGGCGACTAACGTCGAGAAGAACATGGCGGCCTACCTCGTGTTCGATATCCCTAAGACGGGATTCACGAACGCGGAGCAGCTCGCTGTCTACAGCGCCCTAAAGGGCGCCATGACGGCGAGCACGGACGCGCTGATCGTCAAGCTACTGGGAGGCGAGTCCTAGGGCGTAAAATCCCCCGGACTCGTATCGCAGGTGGGGCGTGGATGTTTCTATACGCCCTATTCTGCTTCCTGTACGCCATTGACGACACCCCGGGTACTACTTTCCGGGACCGTCTTGATGTAGTGCTACTCACACTCATATTTGTACAAAGCATCCTGTTGTTCTTGGTCTTTATTGGCCAAGATTGGGATGACTTTGATGAGTGACTCGTCATTTTTGGTTTGACGAGGGAGTAGTGAAGGCCCAGCATGTGGCTCGGGAGTACCAACCCAACTATATAGGAGGGAAGTACTGAAAAGCCTCATGATGCTCTGGAAAGTGCTCCTAGAAGAACTAGGAGCGCGATGTCACACGAGCACAGCTCTCGACCTAAAAACGGTCGAGAGTCGAGTTGAACACGAGGGTCTATCGTTTTTGACGATTACCCTCCCACAATTCGGTAAAGACTTCGAAAGAAGTCTAGAAACCGGATTGCTGGATCGACAGGCTTTCCAAGGATTTAAATGGAAAGCTGGTCTCCCGGCATTTTTGTCGGGTTTCCTCAATCGGGTGTTCAACTCAAATAGTGGTCGCATTCTGGATAATCCAGACATCGATGCGATACATGCCGTACGTCAACTTACGTTGATATATGGCAAGTTGTTCACCCTCCCAACAAAGGAGAGAAAACATGCAGCGATGCTTGGATATGTACAGACAGATCGCGAAGTCAGGGAAGGGGACCTTCAGCGTCTCGGAAGCGAGTACGATCTCGATCGAGCTCGTTTCCGGACAATGGGTTCCCTGCTTGCTGGACAGGTACTGCTTGAACTTGAGCAATCCGCTTTCGGGCGAAGCGCTCCTGTTCGAGCTGTCGGAGCCGATGAGCTCCGAACAGTTCCAGGTTCTCTTGGACGAGGCGAAGTCCCTTCGGGGCTTTCGCTTCCGTACCAAGAACCCCAACGCTACGTTGGAGGATATGAACCTGGTCTGATACCTGTTCATGGGCCAGGTGCCACGGCTGATCGCCTTAAAGGCAATCAGAAGTGGCGCATGATTTACTGGCCCAAGCGCCTCGCGGAAGTCTTCCACCCGGTTGACTTCCTAATTCCGAATTACTCCTTTGTGGAGTGTTTGGATGAGGTTGACTTCGCAGAGCCCGATGCAGAAATACCCGTTAGGGTTATCGCTGTACCTAAAACGCAAAAGACACCTCGTATTATCGCGATTGAGCCAACTGCAATGATGTTTATGCAGAAGGCTCTTCAGAATCGCTTGTACGAACTCGTGAAGAGGGATAACCTCCTCAACGCGTTTATCGGATTCACGGACCAGACGCCTAATCAGCGTTTGGCCTGTGAGGGCTCCCTCACGGGAGAACTCGCTACGCTCGATATGAGCGAAGCATCCGATCGTGTCTCTTGTCAGCATGTAGAAGACCTCTGCTACAGGTTCCCGGATTTATTCCGGGGCTTGATGGCAGTAAGGTCGACGAAGGCTGACGTGCAGGGAGTTGGGATTATCCCAATTTCCAAGTACGCGTCTATGGGCTCGGCTCTCACGTTCCCAATAGAGGCTATGGTGTTTTTGACCATGGTCTTTCTAGGGATACAGAAAGAGCTTATGCGGCCACTACGCCAGGCGGACCTATATAGGTACGTCGGGCGAGTGCGTGTCTTTGGGGATGATATTATTGTCCCCAAGGACTGTGTCGATTCCGTGATCGAGACACTTGAGACTTTTGGTCTCAAAGTGAATCACCGCAAGAGTTTCTGGACTGGAAAGTTCAGAGAATCTTGTGGAAAGGAGTACTACGACGGTCAGGACGTATCAATAGTCCGGATTCGTACGAGGCCTCCAGTGTCACGGGAGGACGCCCAGGAACTAACTTCGTGGGTTGAATCCACGAACCTGATGTTTAAGTCAGGTTTGTGGCAAACCACGAAGTGGTTGGACTCATTCATATCCGGGATCCTTAAGGATTACCCGGTTGTGGCTGAGACCTCACCTGTGTTAGGGCGCCACTCATTCTGCGGGTATCGCTACTCGCGTGTGGGTGGAAGGTACCAAACCCGATTGGTTAAGGGTTGGGTACCTAGGTCGGTCATACCAGTTAATAAACTGGACGGACCAGCCGCTCTACTCAAATGGTTCAGTAGTCGCGGCGAAATGCCAATCGCCGATGAAGACCATTTGGAGCGTTCAGGACGCCCCCTTGTCGTCGACATCAAACGAGGCTGGTATCGACCCTATTAGCTAATCAAAGTGATAGGTTAGATGCCAGGCGCAGTCTCGAGGGTTTAACCTCGGGGCGTACGATTAAGAACAAGGCTAGACATAGCCTTTATTATTATCGTAAGG